TGGTGATCGTTTTGTTGACAATTGCCAAGCCGGCGGTAGCTGTATTGTTACTCTATCGCTTCCTACTGTTCTCGTGACGCCACGCGAACAACCATGCCGACGTTTCCGAACCAACGCAAAACCCTGGCATCTGCCAAGCCGTCGAGGACGCCCCGAGACGGTACTAAAGTCACGGAGAAGCGCGGGTATTGTTACCTCGCGCTCTTTGAGGCTTTTAACGCTTCGTCTGAGAAGAAGTTAGACGTTGCGTCAATCAAGGCTCGTTTGGGAGCCTTTCCCCTCGTGAGACGCGTTGTTGGGGAGTTGTACGCTCACGTGACATTTGACTTGTTTGTTCCTTGCGTGCGCAGGGTAAGCAATACGATGTTCCACGTGGACGAATGGCGCCCCCCAATGTTGTTCTCTGAGGTACTCGCGATGACGATCTTTTCGAGTGCGAGAATTGGTGCGGATGACCGTGCCCACTTGCAGCAGCAACAGCTGATCAGGGTGCAGGACTTATGTAAGACTGCAGGCCTGGACCGCAACACCGTCCTTGCTGATGCTGCTAAAAAGTGTCTCTCCCGTGCGCTTGCTGCGCCGGACTCCGAAATGAACGCCATTTTCGAGTCTTTCCTGCCCAAGTCCAAGTCGGGCTTTGTCAGCCCGTACTATTTGGACGTCCAACAGCTCGCCTCGTTGCAGGCGGACTACCCCGAACTCGGTGTGTCCGGAGGTGGAACGATCCATCATCCTCACGCCTACGCTGCTGTCGCTACGCTGTGTCAAGAAGCCATCATACTCAAGCGTATGAACTATGGATCAACCACGGTTCCTCCGCGAGGTTATGATGCCTACGCCATCGATGTTGGTGCTAACTACCCGCGGCATGCTAAGGCTGGACGATTTGACGTCCACAATTGCTGCCCCATCATCACCGGGCGTGACTCAGCTCGCGACACCACGCGCGCGCTTGTTATGGCGTCCCTTGTCTCTGGAGGCAAGTTGACTGCTGAAACGGCGCTTAAATATACTGACCCCGCATCGGTCCCCGGAAAAAACCTGCTGAGATGTGCGAACCGTGCTGAACAGTGTACTGTGACCGCTCCTTACATGATGTTCGTTCATTCTCAGTACGACATCACCCTGGAGCAACTCGGTGCTATGTTCGACGCTCATCGCACCATCAAAGCGTACAGCGTGATGAATTTTGTGCCTGACATTTTCGTCGCTTCGCAGGGAACCGTTGCGTCACTCGGATTGACCTACCACAAAGAAGGTGATGACGTAGTCTTCTCTTTCGTCGGCGACTCGTCCATGAATTATCGTCATAATCTCAACACGCTGCTCAGGACCTACACGGCGCAACATATCATTTCTCCCTCGGGCGTGATGTATGTGTGCGAACGTGTTGTTCGTGGAGGTGCTCTATTCGTGGAGTACACCAGGTGCACTATGGCGCCTGAGCTGCAGGAGGAGTATTTTGACTTTAATTTCTGGGACGCCGCCGCGGAAGACGTTGTCTATCTGACTACCTGGCAGTACGACCACACGAGGTATGCTGGAAGTAAGATGGCGGTTAAGGGCCCTGCCGGGTTCCATAGACTGATCATCGGTGTGGACCGCGCATTCTTTGAGCGTGTGTACGTTCACTGTTTGCGATCCGGCGATACTTCGTTCATTATCAATCATGTGGTCTCTGCCGCTTCCACTTTCAACACCAAGATGAGTATCAACGGCGCTAACATCCGCGCTGTCAATCGTGTGGGCATGGATGTGTTCTTTGACGCGGTGATTGCGATATACATGATCGCGTATCGCACCCGTTGGATGGGAACAAAGACCCTGCATCACATGATCGAGTCAGAGAAGGGCGTGCGCGGCGATTATAAGATCGGGTTCATCGGCGCTTTTAAGGCGCTGTGGAAAATCCTCTCGTCGTTCACCACTGGCAAGCTCTTCGAATCGATTGCTGAGGTGTGGAACAAGTTTGTCAGCAAGTGCGGCGAGCTTAATTCTGCTGGCGACTTAGATGTCGAGCTGCTGCAATCCGTTCGCCAGATCCACTTCTCGGATTTGCTGCGGTACAACGCGAAGTACGAAGGAGCGTACCCGGCCCTTTACGACATACGCGTGGACGCGATTAAGTTCGATGTCAAGGACGGTATGTTGCAGGCGATATCCGAGGTAGTGCGATCCAAGTACTCGAGCGACCCTGCCGATCCGCCGAAGCGGCCCGCACACGTGGACGGTCAGCACGGCAACGACCATAAGGACCCCGGCAACGTAACTGGCAATACTGACACTCCGAAGGAGAGTCCACAACCCGGACTGCCCCCCGCGCCAAGTGCGCCAAGAGTCGTAGGCACACCTGCCGCCCCGATGAGTAACAAGACCCGAAACGGTGTGATAACGGAGTTTCACCGCACCCAGTCCATAAAGTCTGAGAAGAACAGTAGCAGACTGCGCGCTGGGCGGCACGAGGCGTACGCCTGCACTTCGGTGCTCGTCGTGAAGCCGACGCCCCCGGATGGAAACTGCCTATTCACGTCTTTGGGCTATTTCGTCAATTTGACCGCCAACGAAATGCGCGCTGATTTGTGTGGCGCTGTCGGAGACATGGAATTGCGATACAATGATCGCGGAAGGAGTACTTGGGGAAACACAGACTGCGTCACGACGTTTTCGTCTCTGTACCAGAAGCGTGTGTGTGTACACATGACTGTTACTGACAAGAAGACGTACCCCACTGTCACTTCTGAAATGTATTCCGCAGAAGGAACCACGGACATGGTGCATTTGGATTGGCGTGTCGTTGGTGACCCGAAGACGAATAATCACACGGGTCATGTCGAAGTACTTACGCAGCCTAACGACAAGCGCGAACTGCCGCGTGAAGCCCCGACATGGAAGAGCGTGTCGCACCTATTTGACACCACGCGACGCCTTCCCCACGGATCCACCGATGAGTACCACGGATTTCCGCGTCACCAGGAGCTCAAAGCTTTGAGCCTGCTCGGAAGTGCGGATGCCGCTACCACTCGCCCTGCTTCCATCCTGGAACTTGGTGCGGCGCCGGGTACTTGGACTAAACTGCTGCTGACCTACGCCAGCGCCCGCAGGGCCGCTATCGACGTTGTCAGCGCACCCACTGGCTTAGAGATGGCTGAAGAGGTGTTGGCAGAAATCGAATCCGACGACGCATACACTTTGCACCAACAGGACGCAGTCACGTTCTTGACGGAGACCGCCAAAAAGTACGATTTCGTCCTTTCTGACGTCGCCACTGCGGACAGTTGGGCTACTAATTCACCGCAACTCGACGTGCTATGCGCTGTCGTGTCGCGGTTGAATTTGGGAGCGACGTTGGTGTTGAAGTTGTCTAACGTGTTTCTGGATAACTCCCTGGATGCTATCGCGAATTGTCGCCGACTATTCGCTTCTGTTGAAGTGGTCAAACCGGCTGGATCACGCCTGCGTAACACTGAGGTCTATCTCGTTTGCAAGGCCTACGGTGAACCAGCGGGACGAACCAACCCCTACTCTCAGAGGCGTCTCATAATCGCAGACATTCTCGCGCACCTAGAAAGACTGAAAGCAGGTGAAACGGTAGTGCGTGACGTTGTCGACGAGTATTCTCGCTTGAGCTTTGCGTTCATCGAGTATACTAGAGACGTGACGATGGAATGGGACGACCCCAGTGACGGTGAGGAAGAATCGCAGGCTGACCCGGTACCCCCTGCTACGCCTGCGTTGACCCCGGTGCAGGAGCTATACACGTTGACTTTCGTGGAAGCTCAGATTGCCGCTGCGGCTAGTCGACTTGCGGAGGATACTGGTCGCCCAGCATCTTCAGCCTGCGCGCGCCCGGCTACTCCCACACCGAGTTGCGCTCCGTCAGACTTTAGCACGAAGAGTGCCCCTGCTGCTATACCGACTCCCGATTCGCCCAAACTGAACCCGCCCAGCACCATGCCGAACGCTGCTGGGAGTTCACCACCGGAACCGACACCTGCCCGTAGCTCTCCTACATCTAGCTGCGCGTCCTCGGACGCCGGCGTGGAGACTACCTGTCCACCCAGGCCGAACCCGCCCTGCACCTTGCCGACTGCTGCAGGGAGTTCAGGTCCCGAAACGACACCCGCCCGCGGATCCGCCGAACGTCCCACACGCTCTAAGCGACCTATACCGTCTTTCGTGTTCACCCCTTCCGTCAAGACCTCGCTCGAATCGCAGCCTTCCCTCCTCTCCATTGGAGAGAACGCGAAGGTTGAGGCTTCGACTACTCTCGGCGCAAACGCATCTCCCGCTCTATCCTCCACTTTCCTCGCTGAAAATGGTTTGGTTATGAACTTGGACGATGCATTGTTTGACGCCGAACACCCGTGGCAGAGCGCAGCTCACCACATGCAGGTCTACCACAAGGGCAGCGGTCTCTACGAACGCATAATGGAGTTGGGGGTATACTCTGACCGGCTGCATTACGAATACGACGAGATAATGTCGCTATTGGGACCCACGGCGTGCGATTTCGCGTTACCTGAACCAGTCGCTCTCCTCGTCCAACCCGAGGGCGCAGCGTGCTTGACTAAGGCACACAGTGCGAGCAGACTGGCGGACGGAAAGACGGTGGCTGTTCGTGTGTCTGACCCGGGTGTTCCACACCTCACCGCGCCTGGCTGGCACGTGCAAGTACATCGATGTCGTTCTACCCCGCCCACCGACGTGGCTGTGTATTACATCTACTCTCAACTACCCTCTCGGGTGGTCGCGGGCAGTTGGAAGCACACTATGTCGCAATGCCTCAACGCAGCGGTAAAAGGAGTTGCCCCGTACGATCCCGCTCTCCTGAGAGCTGTCTTGCGTACGACTGCTGCCGGGGGTTGTCTGTCGGATCTAGAAGCGGTATCGAAGTGCGATGCGCATACTGAACTTGACAAGGCGTGCTTGTGTTGCGTCTACGTGACCTCTGGTGATATTCAACCACCGATGGTTGCGTCTTGGATGCGTCGCAAGTACAACCAAATTGCGGCTCGTGCGAAACGTATTTATCTGGAGAATGGTGGTGCCGAAGCCCTATCTCTGGATGAGGCTTTACCAGTTTACATGCAGCGCGAACGTAGAGATATTTCTGCGTCGGGTTTGCGTGTGGACGGGTCAGCCATTACGTTGAAGTCCTACGAGCCGAACAAGTTTATACCTGCTTTTACAACCGGCGGTCAGGTGATTAACGCCATGAAACCGGGAACGCACAAAGTGTCTGCCGGGGATCAAGTTGCACACGTGACCACTTACGGTGCTGTCGCAAAGCAAACAGTGGACTTCTGGGGTTCGAAGGGACGAACACGCGCTGCGGTGACGGACGCTAAAGGAAGACACACCACGCTATCTGAGGTAGTGGGTACTTCCAGCCGCGTCACTTCTACCGTGACGAATGTTGCTTCTCTCCCTGCTCCGGAAAACCGCACTGTCCGTGATGTGGCGGTCAGCGTATCCGATGCTAAATTCGGCTGCGTGTCTGTGCATGCTAGTATCCCACGTGCAGCGAATGTCGTCGTGTGCCAGAAGCTGATCACGTACAAGACTGCCGGAACGCAGACTGCCGAGACGGGCTCTGCAGCTTACACCATCTGTGCGAAGAAAACGTCGCCGGACTTGCCGAGTGCGTCGGAGAGCGACACCACTACGCTTACCAGTACAACCTCGACCTCAGTGTCGATAACTAAGCGCGGTGATGACTTTACCTCCACGACGTCGACACCGACTGGCATCTCCCAGTTCACCGAGACTGGTCCGGTTGCTTTTACCGCCGCCCTCAAAGCACGATCTGAAGCTGTCCAACGCGCCAAGCGCGAGGCCGAGACCTTCCAACCACTGGCTACTTCCTCGACTATTAGCGAATCGGACGCGTCCAAGTCGGTATCTACGACCGGTACGGGCGTTACTGTACCCTTCGCGTCTGGGGGGAAACCGGCTAGCGACACTTCCAACTCTTGGGCACCTTCCTCGACGGTCAGTAGTTCGAGCACGTCCACTTCGGCCTCCACGGTCGGTGTGGGCGCGTCCACGTCCTCCTCGTCCGGGAAGAAGCACGCGAGTAGGACTGCGTCGCTAATGGCAAAGTTGGGGCTCGACGACGCTTCCTCAGCGTCGACCGAGGTCGCATCTGCCGGTCAGGCCAGTACGAACGCGTTGTTACCTGACAAGACTAAACGTTCCAAGCTGCAAGCGTGTAAATCGGCGTTTAAGGCTGTCATGCAACCGTCAAAGGCGGCTACTCCGCGTCAACCTGCCGCGGAGGTCTGTCAGTCACTGCCTCGCGGTTGCAAAGATACGTTGGCCGTCGGTGGAACTTGGACTGGTTATCCGCACGATTGCAAGCTTGTTTTGCACTTGCTCCTTTCGTGTGGTAAAGAGTTCCTTGCCACTGACAGTCTTGCCAAACGCTTGAAGAAGGAACGAATTACCGAATGTGATGTGGCGAGACGCGGGTATTCACGTCTGGAGCATACGCTGGAGCTGTTCTACCACCATGATGGTGTTCACGATTTCGTTCTCGTGACACCAGCTGTCGGTGCAGAAGGGGTCCTGAAGCGGTTCCTGTCGTGGCTGCCTGAAGACGTTTCTCGAGTTGCGATCGAAAGCTCTGCGGACCTAGCGGATAGTGCGTTGACGGAGCTCCTACGTGAGTGTGACAGACCGGTAACCCTTGTCGACGGTCGCACGCGTAGGTGGGCTGGCGTCCTACACCTTCTGGAGCCGTCCAAGCGATTGCTTCCTCCGGTGAGACGTCCCCTGGCTTTCCCTAAGCTCTCCCAGGTTGAGATGGGCTACATACCCAATCCACCGTGGATCGCAGCTAACACCAACTTGGACAGGTACCGGAACGCCATGATCGAGTACCGCTACACTACTGCTCATGCTGACCAGTTCAATAAACTGCACTTCCAGAAATTACAACTGGATTCAAAAAACGGGATACCCGCGGGAAAGACGGCCGAGATTCTCGCAGCGGGATACGGTGTGTACGACCAGCAGACAAAAGCCTATCTGGGACAGAAAGCGTCGCGCACGTATTCGCACGGGTATTCGGTCAGCAAGCAGGAGTACGTTGCATGGAACGAGACCGCGCGACAGTTCAACAGTCCCGACCGGTTTATTCTGGTTGGGAGGAACACCGAACTGATGTTGAACTCGCAGATCTCGGCGCAGATTGCTGGAGTGGATGTGGCGAGTCAGGAACTACCGGAAATCGAGTGGATAAACGGCCCGCCCGGGTGCGGCAAAACCCACGCGATAGTACACTCAGCCAACGTCTCTATCGATCCACTGGTAGGTCGCGACTTGATCTTGAGCATGACATCCGAGGGCAAGACCTCGATACGAGCCGGACTGAAGAAACGGCTGCCTTCCTTGACGGACAGAGCGCTACAGGCGCACGTGCGTACAGTCGCGTCTCTGTTAGTGAATGGGTCGGCCGTAAAATACGATCGTGTACTGATGGACGAAGCCCTGATGGCGCACGCGGGTACCATAGGCTTCGCAGTTGCCTTAACTGGTACGAAGAAGGTATTGATAATAGGGGACATACATCAGATTCCCTATGTTGATCGCGAACACATGTGCAAGCTCCAGTACGAGACGCCCGCCGTATTCGCTGACGTTACGTCAGTGAAAGAAATAACGTACCGGTGTCCCATGGATGTGACTTACGCGATCTCGGATCTCTACCCGAACCTGTGTACCATGAGTCTTGTGACTGTGTCTGTCAACCAGAAGCCTTGGTCATCGAACAACACACACGTCACCAAGACGGTTGAGGGATGCCTGTACCTTACGCACACTCAACCGGACAAGGACGCACTGATCAAGGCGGGTTATGGAAAGGGAGCGGGTTCCGCGGTTATGACGATCCACGAGGCCCAAGGCCTAACGTATGCGCACGTCGTTTGCATACGCAGCCAGCCGAAGGCCCTCGCGATTTACTCGCGTTCCGAGTACGCCCTGGTTGCTATTTCTAGGCACACCAAGAGCTTTGTCTATTACACCGATGTTGACGACGCGTTGACGAAACTCATACGCAAAGCGCAGTCGAAAGACCCGGCTGCCCTGCAGATATGGAATGCTCCGCGACTGACTGCCGCAAAGAAGAAGTTGACTCCGCTCACTGCGGGTGGGTTGCTCTGGGAGGCCGACACCGTGTTGTCCCCACTCGCCAATCCCACTACTGGGGATTACATGGCGGGTTTGCCCGAAGTGTCGCATGCCCCTCTAATGCCACTCGCTCCCGAACGAATTGCGGAATCCTCCTTCAGAAAGTTGCCGAAGTTCAGGCCCAACGTTGACACGGACGTTGCATTTCTGCAGACTTTTTACGACGACGTCATGGCTGAGGCGATAACCGTTGAGTACAAGTACGATCAAATGATGATGGAAATGGAGGACACGTACCTTGTGTCTACTCCCATCACAGTTGACCCACTGCTGGGTTTACCTGCTGATCGTAAGTACGGTAAGTTGCGCCCACTGCTTAGGACTAACATGCGCGCGGAAAAGCAACCCTCGCAAAAGGAGTCATTACTAGGTGCGATAAAACGCAATCTGAACGCTCCCCTGTTGCGTAACGCCGCCCTGTCCGAAGAAGCAATTGGAGAACTGCTCTTTAAGAACTTTGAGCGGTCGGCCATAGACGAGACGAAAGTCGCCATCTACGAGTCGTATGCCGATGATCCGATCAACATCAACTCTCAGGTTGTATCTGTCTGGCTGGAAAAACAGCCTCCCTCCCGCAGGAAGCAGATTGTGTCGGACTTGCCGTTACACTTGCGTCCCTTCAACAAGTTCGAGTTCATGGTAAAGAAAGACGTCAAGCCACAGTTGACGCCTGACTCCATGTATTCGTACCCCAGCGTGCAGACCATCGTTTACAACGATGCCTCCGTTAACGCTGTGAGCTGTCCGATTTACAACTTGTTGTGGGAACGTTTGTTGGCGGTACTGGATCCTCGTGTGTTGGTGATGACTGGGATGTCTCCGGTTGAGTTCGAGGCCGAGTTTAATGCTAGGCTGTGCCCGGAAGTCGCGTCGGTGCTGCGTACGCTGGAGAATGATTTCAGCAAGTACGATAAGGCGCAGGCTGGCGCCCTACGTCGACTGGAACACTTGGTTTGGACGAAGCTCGGACTAGATCCGGAGATCGCTCTAATTTGGGACAGGTCCCGTCGAACAAGCGACGTGAGGGACAGGAAGAACGGAGTCAGTTTTGTGACGGAGTACCAACGTAAGTCCGGTGAGGCGACCACATTCAGCGGTAACACATTAGTCGCTATGTGCGTGATGCTGGCTGTGATAGACATCGACGACATTGTGTTGATGTTAGCTGCCGGCGACGACACCCTCATCTACTTACGCCCCGGAACTGACTTCTCTGATTCTTCTGCTCTGGTCGCCGATCTGTTCAACTTGGAGTGCAAGCTCTTGGAGTGTTACGAAGTACCATACTTCTGCTCTAAGTTCTTGATCTCTACACCCGATTGGACGTACTTCGTTCACGATCTGCTGAAGTTCGTGACGAAGTTGGGGAGACACGACATGTCGAATTACACTCACGTGGAGAACTACCGTGTGTCTTGTGTCGACACGATGAGATCGTTGTTCAACCCTGTGGTCGCTCCCGGACTGACTGTCGGAATGCAGGAACGTTATCACAGTACTTTCTGTGATGTGACGAAAGTGTTAGCCGTACTTCGTACTCTTTGTCATGACCCGAAAAAATTCGCGGCCTTGTATCTTCATGACAAAGGGGTTATTCTCTGTAATGACCCCAGTGCGAGTAGGTTACATTAATCACCCTGTCCGACGGGTGGCGTTAAGTTTGATGGACATTTACAATGTTTTCTCCGAACTTTTATCGAGTCTTTGAAGTCGATTTACGTACGCTGTTCAGTCCTTTGCACCCATCTCGGTCTCCGTCTCTCCTATCCCTCGAATCTGACGACGACGTCCCAGCCGCTATGCAGTACGTTAACTGGAACACCTGCCAACACCGCCCGGCACTCACTGCCGCCGCTCGCCGACACAAGTGGTGCTCGCTTGTGGACCTGTGTAATTTTGTGGAAGCCCACAAGATGAACGGGTTTCACACCCACGCATCCCGCAACGTTGTCGTTGCCGCGATCGCCCGCCTCCGGACCCACGCCCCGTTCTCTCGTACAGAGAGATTTCCGGAGGACGTGGAGTTCGTCGACTTGGACGCCACCTCGGTGCTTCCTTACATCGACCAGCTCCACCAAGCGTGCGACCTCAACGATCGTGCCGTCAACGTCGGCAACGCGCAGCCGAACGGTTCCACTAACGACGCGAAGCGCGCTTTTGACGTCGCTTTCACGAAAATTCGTGACTTCGCCACCGCCGTTGACTTCCCAGAAGGTTCCGGTGTGTGGACTCGCGAGACCTTCGAGGCTCGCTATGGCTTGGAGTGGGGCAACCCGCCAGCCGCCAACAACTAGTCATGTGTAACGCTACACTGGCTGGTCCCTCGCCTTTCCCTACCTCCCTTTCCTTATCCTTTCCTCCCTTCCAGGTTTAAAGTGGTCTAGTGGACCACGCCATCACTACACGGTGGTACACAGAGGTGCGATCCCTCCGTTTCCGTGGAACGTCATCCACACC